TTTTTCTATCTTTCAAGGCAATATTAATCTTTTTGAACTTGTAAGGTTTATCAAAAAGTTCATTCAAATATTCTTCACTTAGTTCATCATCTTTCTTTTTACGTCTCACAAATGCCTTAAACTTCATATGTGTAGGAGGCATAGCAACATCAGCAGTAGTGGTGCCAGCCTCTTCGTTTTCAATAGTCTTCTTTTTCTTTTTCTTGGGGGTCTGATCTACATACTCTTCTAGGAGTGTAGAGATGGATTCTTTATCCCCCTCATCAATACTCATTTCGTTTATTACAGTCTCTGTATCAACCCCATAACTCTCTCTAAGGAGTGCTAATGCTGCTACATAGGATGCAATACGAGACTTACCACCGGGGAATGCACCAAGCAATCTTTTCATATTAAATGCTAGTCTATGGAAGAGGTTAAATGCGTCTCTTTCAGAAGAAGTAGTAATGTCTTTGTCTGTGCGTTTACCATTCTCATCTACAATACCAAACTCATATGCTTTGGTCTTGTTGAATGGAGTTACCAACAATTTCAAAAATCTATAGGTGTATATGGTATCAGTAACTGTTGAAAGGGACATTAAATCTCTCTTAAAATATTAATAACTTTTGGGTCCATCGTAATACCAACTAGATCAGCAGGTTCAATATACTTTAGGAATACTAAGAATGATTTGATGACAGGCCAGTATTTGTAATCTAATTTTAGTGCCATCATCTTCACACCGATTTCAATACCAAAAACATTACAAAATACAATAATATGATTAATCAATAATCTATCTGATAACTCCCCAGTTTCTAGATACCGATTGATAATTCTTTTGATATACTTGATACGATCAAGGTCAGCATAGAATTCATCAGTACTAGAACACTGAGGATTATTATAATGTTTAGCAGCAACAATAAGATAGTTCTCTTCTGTTACCTCTACTTTTTCACTAAGGATTTTCATGATTTAGATTTGTGCTTCAAGTGCCTCAATCATTTTTGATTTAGTCATAGTAGAATCAAGTTCTACTCCATGAACATCAGCAGCATGTTCTGCCAGTTGTGCCTTAGTCAAAGACCAATGATCTACATCTGGTTCTGCTTCAATCAGAGGTTCAGCAGTAGGTGCTGCCTCTTCAATAACAGGGTCTGCTTCAATGATTGGTGCTGGTTCTTGGATAGGCGCAGGAGCAGGAACATTGTTCTTTTGTTCATTCCAATACTCTGTCAACTGTCTATCAGAAAGTTTTCTAGCAACCAAAAGTTCGCCTTTAGGACTTACCCAACCTTTTTCAGTAGGAATGGCATTTTTTGCCCATGCAGGAGCTTTCAACATATTATTAATCCTTTAGTTATTCGTTTTCATTTGTTGCAGTGCTTTAGTAATACCATCAATAATATTAGACTGAATAGGACTTACAAAAGAGTTATCACCAGCTTTCTGATCACCCATTCTAGGTGGTGTTACCTTAAGAGCATCTTCAATACTCTTTTTGTTTTCAGCAGTAATCTTTTCAATGTCCATACCAACTTCCATAGAGTGCTGGTCTACAAAGTCTTTTTCACCTTTACGAGTAGACAACTGCTTCTCAAATGTATCCTGTGTATTAGCATCTACTCCATGCTGTGCAGTAGCACCCGGTGCTTTTTCTTCTTCTACAGACTCTCTTTTTGCTTTTCCTCTAGGGAAACCAAAGTCTTTGTTTGGAACAAGCTTGCCTGTTCTCTTTGGGTCTTCACCATCTACTGTCTTCAGACCATTAGGGTTTACGCCATGCTTCTTTGCAAGTTTAGTTGCTTCAATAGCAAGGTCATTCTTACCAGATTCATGGGATAGATATCCATCCCAAGAACCAATCTTTTTACCATTCTTGTAAAGTTCTAGCATACCAAAGTTATCACTATAGTCATATTCAACGGTCATGTAAGTGCCAGACATTGCTTCATCAATAGTTTCTGTAGACTCAAACTTCATGTCTTTCTTACCACGAAGAGGACTAGGACGTGCAGTCTTTCTTGCCTTTTCAGCAGCACGACGCTTCTTCAGTGACTTGAGATTAACAGTAGGTTCTTTATCTGCTGCTCGCATACCAGAAGCTGCACCATCAATCTCATTTACTTCATCGTCATCATCGTCTTTCATAGACTTTTTGATTGCCTTACGGCGGTTCTTCAGGTAGTCATCAGAACTATCTACATCACCATCATTGTCGATATCAGCATCTGCTTTACCTACAGGGTCAAGTTTCTTTGCTTCTGATTTAGACTTTGCCTTGTAGGACTTGCCTTCAAATACAAAAGTATCAGCACCTTCGGTTACAGCAGCAAGAGTTGCTTCCATAAATGCTTCTACTTGCTCATCAGCAATAGACTCTGGCACCCATGCAGCACGTTCTTCAGACATTGCCTTTTTCAAAACAAGGTTATGAAACTCATCATCTGACTTTACAGGGCTTTGGTTCTTGCGCATGATTTTTTGATACTCTGGACCACCTGTCATTTTCTTCTTCAGGTCGTGAAACTTTTTCTTTTGAGCATCAGTCATACGACTACCATAATCAACAGACTCTTTGAAACACTTAACGTCCTTAACAGACGGATTAAGTACACCCTTTGAGGTTTTCACTGATACGATTGATCCAGATTGAAATTGAACCACACCGCCAATTTTATCCCCAAATTCCTTTGCGTGCTGCCGCATTTCTGGATCAGAAGATTTTGCAACTTTTACGATGACTTTATCGCCCTTTTTATATTGTGTGGCCTCGTTATTCGCCATTTCCATTAAGGCAGTTCTCATTGACATTTTTTTATTCCTTATTACTTATTGAACAGGTAGGTGATTAAGGTGCCAAAACCACCCACCACGCCTGTAATGATTATCCAACTGATTCTATTTATAATATTTACAGTTATCTGATTCTTTTGAACAATCTTTTCCATTTCACTAACTTTATCATAAAGATTGTAAATATCTTTTCTTAGAACCTTGTGGTCTTCTTCTTGATTCACTAATCTCTCTTCTACTCTTGCCATCTGCACAAGCACTTCAGAAAGTTTATCAATCTTAGTTTCAATACGATCCATGCGTTCTGCATTAGTGCTGGCCATTTTAGTTATCTACCTTTGAACCAGAACGCCACTGGTAACAAGACCAATATCTTGCTTTCCACTTAGGACCGGGATTTTCACAGTTATGTCTTGCTCTAAAACTCTTACGTCTAGCAGGGTCATCACGTTTGATTTCCATATTAGGGTCACCAAAGTTTACCTTGACCACATTACCTTTTTCGTTCTTAACATACACAGAGAACTTCTTAGGTCCACCAGAGGTTCTAAAAGGGTCATTCAGTTTAACCTTCTTACCTTGGTATTCAGCAGCCTCTACTAAAGGAGGTTCATCTATGTAACAACCGAATGACTTCATAGTTCTAGGTTATCCCAGTGAATATTTTTAGGAACATATTCCTTGACTTTAGCAAGCATTTGTTTATTGAGTGTATCTAAAGGAGGTAAAGATTTACCAGCACGTTTGATATAGACATAGTTTGCATCTTTAACATAGAAAGCTCTATCTCCACGTTTATTGCATGTTTTGGACTTAACTAGTTCAGTATCTACACCAACTTTGTTAAAGGCAAATACAAGATCACCGTCCATATAGTTACTAAGGGATTTGCCCATTCTGAGAATATCACCCATAGTATTAGCTGCACCTCTATGAGTATTAATTAAAATCTCTGTAGGAACAACTCTGTCTCTTTTTAAGTTCTGCTGTTTAGCAACTTCAATATCGTTGACAACCCATACAATATGAATATTCTTTTTATCATATCCAAGTTCGGTAACTTGACTAGAAAGTTTCTGTAACTTGCCAGCATCTTTGAGTGTTGTATCAAAAATAATATTTGGTTTACGGTCAGCAGCAGCAGACATAACAGAAGAAAAGAATGCTGATTCTTTTCTGTTTGGCAAGTTTAGTGCATCACCAATAATAGCATGCAACTTAGAAACGTTTTCAGGAACCTTGAGTTTAGCACCTAAGTCTTTCAGGTCTACACCAAACTCATCTTTAACTCTCTTATTGATAAGTGGAGATTTACCTGCCAACTTCTTGAGTGCATCAGGGTCAAAAGACTTACCTTCCATACCAATAAGATTACTTTGAACAAAACCTTTACCAGAACCAGCACCACCAGCCATGATTAGAACATTACCAAACTTAGGATATGCCTTACCACCAAAGGTAATAAGTTTTTCCATCAGCATTTCTGCTTGTTCTTCTAGGAATTCTTCAGAAAAAAACTTAAACGATTTCATTAGTTGCTTCCCTGTAGTTTTTTACGTTTCATTTGGGCAATGTCACGTTCAGCTTGTCTTTTTTCTGCGTCACGTTCCATACGCTTTTTACGAGCATCACGGACTTTAGTGGGGTTAAATCTATCAACTGCTTTTTTAGCACCATATCCTAATGCACCTAAAGCAGCACCAGCGATTGCTTTATCTGTGCCAGTAAGTTCATTAGTCTGCCCCGGTGTTGCCTTGGCATAGGTATTACGAATAGCATTAGTGCCTACTTCTACATATTCCATAAGTTTGTCATGGTTCTTGATAGCATAGGCATCAGCATCTTTTTTGTTATCAAACTCTGCTACTACTTCACCGTCTTTATTATAGACACAGAACTTACCGTCTTTTTCTTTGACGTGATCAGTAGGGTCCATTTCTTCGTTTACATCAACTGACTCTTTATACATATTCAGTTCATACTTACCATTGTCCATACCATAGACTTGAACCTGAATTGCTTTCTTACCACCTTTATCCAGCAGACGATAGGTGTTAGTCTTACCTTTAGATGGTTTTCTAGGACCAGAAGCAACTTTACTGTCAATCTCTTCAGGATCGACATCTACACCAAGTTTTGCCTTAGCATGCTTGTAGGCATGTTGCATAGCAGAAGAAAAGTCTCTGTGGTAAAGATCATACCCACTAGACGATTTTGCTTCGTGCATTTTTTCTTTGAATTCTCTTAAAGTGATCATTTTTTTACCTTTGCCCATAAATCTTTATCTGCTGTTCTTCTAGTTTTACCACCAGTAATAAATGAATTTACTCTCGCATATCCCCATTGCTGCGGTGTAGTTCCGGGTCTGTGTCCGGTTCTCCATGCTGCCATGCCACGATTATAAACTTGCTTTAGAATACCCAAGGAAATACCAGACTTCTCTGCCTTAGCAGCTAACCCTTTCTTTTCCTCTTCGTTCATCACTTCTTCATTTCTTGCATTCTTAAAGTCTTGTTTGGTAGGTGCGCCTTTTGATCCGGGTTTACGCATAGGTTTGCCAGATTGACGTTTCTTATGAATGTTTGCCCAGAGACCATCACCTTCACCATACATCTGTTTATACTTCTTAGTATATTTAGAGGTTTTAGTCTCAGCATCTTTATCACCCGGTGCTGGTTCATATGCAGCAGGGTTATCGTCATCCATCTTAGCACCTTTCTTGAAGTGCGAATCTCTAGATGCTTTGGTAGACTTTGCCAGACCAGAAAAGTATTTCTTAGGTTGCGTTCCCTTTTTATCTTTTACATCAGGGTCTTGAGCAACTTTGTTCTCATACTGGATAATCTTATTGGGTGTTTTGAAGTTCTTCTTCCGCATAATCGTTTTCAAAGTAACTTCAAAATCGTCACCTTTGTTACGAATAACAGCAGGAATATTAAGGTCAGTAGTAACATCTTTCAGAACAGCTTGGAAATCACCAATTGTTTTGATTTTATTACCTTTTGCTTTCTGCACCTTCTTAAAGAACTTCTGTAATTCAGCAACTTTAATCTCAGGATTATTACGGGCATCATTTACACGGTCAACAAAGTGCCGAGTAAACTCAATATCAATATCATACTTTGCAAGTAACTTATCAGCAAACTTCTCTAGACTATCAATCTGGTTCTGTGATACTTTTTCTTCTAATGGTTCTACATCAGTCAACCATTTGCGTTTATTCTTACCGTCCATCTCTACAATAACATAGTTAGAACCACAGTGAGTAATCGTAACTAATTCATCAGACTCTTTTACGATAACCTGCTGACCAACAGAAAATAGTTCCCCGTTAACGTAATCCTCACGTCTTTCTGAAACTGCTTCCAACATAACATGTCTAGTAAATGTTTTATTTTCATTTAGGTTCATTCCTTTTCTTATAGCATTGAACAGTTCTTTTGCTAACTGATCAGATGCACCTTTGGGAAGACCTTGAGAAAACTTTGCAAAGTCATTGTTCTGTGCGTTTGCTCTTTGCTTAGAAGCAGACATACCTGTTACATCATCTGCATCAGGGTCACGTTCGCCAGCTGATACAACTTTGATGGAGTCAAACTCATACTTACCATGACGGGAATCTACACCATTATACTTGGTAAGGAGTTTTTGGAATTCTTGTACTCTGTCATCACCAGCAACCATAACAAGGTTCTTGTAACCCTGCTTGTACATATACATGGTAGCATCTAGGAAGTTTTTAACAGAGTTGTCCATGACAATGTTCCGGGCATACTTTGGGAACACCTTACGCATGAACTTCACTTTAGTTTTATATTCTAAAGGATTTTTCTTAGCATCAACCGATTGGGATGCGAAAATTCTATAGTCATTGCCTCTAGCAAGAGAAGCAACTTTTGTAATTAATTTTTCATGACCAGTAGTAGGCGGGTTGAATCTTCCAAATGCAAAATATCCTACAGAAGATTTTTCTTCTAGATACTGTTTAAATCCACTAAGCATAAAATCAACGCCTTCTCTGCACATCTAGTTTACGTTTGCTAGGTAACAGTCTCTTAGAAATAATACCTGTTACTCTCTTTGCTTTATCTAGTCTTTTTTCTGCACGTTGTTTTTGAGATATACTCATACTACTCTTAGTCTTACCACCATAGTATCGTTTTGTCAAGATATCTCTAGCAGATTTACGTCCACGTTTTTTTAATCTATCAAGAGTTGCTGGACGTTTGAGAGCAATCTTGCGTTGTCTTTGTAGTTTTTGTTTGCGGCGTCTAAAGTCAATAGACTTCTTACGTCTAGCAGCAAAAGACAGTGCTTCAGAAATGGGAAAAGACTCCCCCTCACTAGGAGAGGAAGTCTCAGTAATTGAGAGGAAGTCTTTAAACCCAATCATTTTAGAACTTAAAGCCTACACCGACTTTAAGACCATCAGCAGTAGTAGTCCAATCGTTGACTGTTGCGTCATCAAGATCGTCAACTACGTCTACTGACCAACCATAACTAATAGATACAGATGCATTAGCATTCAGGTCATGGGAGTAACCTACACCGTAGGTAGCACCAGCCCAACCAAGGTCGATTTCACCAGCAGAAGCAAGGTCCATAGAAGCACCTACCCATGCATACTCACCACCGATAATACCGGGAGTAAGTTTCAGTTTTGGATCAACAGTCAGGTCACCCCAAGTGTTGCCATCACCACGACCAATAAGGTCTGCACCAGAAGTAGCACCCCATGCATAGTTAATGCTTGTATCAAGGGAAGCCACGCCAAGGTCCATGCCTGTGCCTACTCCAACGGAATAGTCATCAGCAGCATTGTCACCACGGTCATTAAGTGTGAATCCTGCGTCTACACCGAATCCAGCAATTCCCAATTCTGCCCCAACTGTCCAGTCTGCGTTACCTTGCAGGTCGGTTTCTACACCTACTGTTGCGTTGGACATAAGCGGGGATTCACTGGCATCTTGTGCAACCGCAGTAGCAGCTACAGTTGTAGCCATAATTGCAGAAATAAGATATTTCATTTATAACGTTCCTCTATTATTTACTCCAACCCTTGAGTATCGTTGGGTCAAAGTTGTTTGTTGAAAATTCATAGCGATTAACTAGTTTGACAGCATTATCACCTAGTTTATCAATAGCTACATAACCTTCAGGTTCAGTTGACCTAAACCCGTTGGTGGTTTGTAAAAAAGTCTTAACACGTTTAATACTGTTCATTTTATTTATAAGGATAAGTTTCGCAGAAACAATAGCCTTTTGTAGATCAAACATCTTTTTAAGACTTCTTTTATTCTCCTTTGAGAAGAATTCCAGTGTTTTAGACAAAGCATCTCTTTGAGTCTGCTTTCCCTTTTCAGATTTTCTTTTGTCAATCTCTTTCTGATACTTGTTTTCAATCCAATTAATAAGATTGCGAACATGTTGATCAGTGTCAGAAATGACAGTATTACTACGCACAAATGTATTATTGAATTGCTCAATCAATTGTGCGAGTTTCTGGTTTTGCTCTAATGTTCTCAGAGTAGAACCAGAAATTTCAGTGAAGAGTTTACCAGCACGGGATAGGTGTGCATTAACTCTATCAGTTTCTTTTCCAGACATAGTAGCAGTGTTAGACAAGTCACGCAGCATTGCGTCCTGCTGCCATACTTTAGGTGTCTTCTTCAAAACCTTCACGTTTACTCCATAGTTTGCTTTCATGCTTTCGAAGTCATCACCTGTGTATGTAGTGTGCCAGACTACGCCAATTTCTGCCTTTCTAATTTCTTCTGCATCCTTACTGCCCTTTTCGATAGCATAGACAATTGTATTAGGATGAAACGTGAGGTAATCCAATCCAGCGACCTTTTGGGATTTAAGATCAGATTTTGTAAAAAGTAAATCACCTTGAATAACTCCTTTAATGCCAATATTAGCAAAATGTTTTAGGGACAACTTTAGTTTGGTTGCCAAGTCACCAGAAGCATCATCGTCAATATCTGCATCTGTCTTGTATACTTTAGGGTTCTTGTTAAAGATACCTTTCTTTGCTACAAAGAACTTTCCGTCTCTAGGGTCAGTTCCTGCAAAGATAGCAGGTGCGCCATCCCACTTTACACTAACATTACCTTTATCTACGCCAGCCAGCATATCACGCAGAGAACGCAGAGCATTGATTGCATCCCGTGTTCCATTTACACCACCATAGAGAACCTTGTCCTCAATATGGGTCATGTGTGTATTCTTCTGCTCAGT